CTAATAATAGACGGTACTGCTGTCCTAGCCAATGATATAGCAGATGTAGCTGTACCGGAAGCCTCTACCGCAACCTCATCAAATTCGTCATTTGCTAAATTTATAATATCATCAACTTTATTTAATTCTGTTGCCATTGCGTCACAGGCGGTTTCAAAATTTGAAGAATTATCTGTATTTGAGGCTAATTCAGCTGCTTCAGCTTTAGCAAGCACAACTTCTGCTTTCGCAAGAAGCAAATCAGCATTTATTAAGTCACATACTGACTGAGTTTCATTTAATTCGGTTGTTATTTTACCTGCTGCTGTATTAACGGCTGCCTCTGAATCTGCCTCACCTAAATCTAATAATGCGGTAGATTTGTCAAGCTCTACACTACCCTCAACAATAACATTATCAACCTTATCAAACTCAGTACTTGCCTCAACAATAACACTATCAACCTTATCTAACTCGGTATTTATCGCATCTAAAGCAGTTTCAAAATCTCCACTATTATCCGTCTGTGTAGCGAGTTCAGCAGCTTCCGCTTTCGCAAGGACAACCTCCGCCTTTGCAAGAACCAAATCAGCGTCTATTTTATCGCATACTGACTGAGTTTCATCCAACTCTGTATTAATAGCTGTAAGAGCTGTTGTTATATCCGAATCTTGAGCAGATGCTAACTTTTCAAATTCTTTAGAAGATGAATAATATATAACTGCATTTCTTAAATCACTATCATCATCTACTTCAGCATAATTAACATAAAATACATACCCAAGATTACTTCCATCTGTATCAGGGGCTATCTGAACTCCATCATTCTTAATCCAATAGACAGGACTTATAGCTGTGGATTTCTTTAAACTTGTAGTATCATTTGCCCATTTGGACTCAGATAATGATATTTGCATACAACTATATTCATTTCTTTGAACATCTATAATAGAATCATTTTCAATAGAAATTGCACTTCCATCATTAGATGACGAAGACCTATCAACCGCAAATGGTAATAATTCTTTAGGAACACTTGCTACTACAAACTTCTGAGCAGATACGATGAAATCATCAGAAGCTCCATGAGCAGTCACTCCAGTAATAGATACTATTTCAGTTGATATGTTTGTTGTTGCCATATTAAATCTTCTATGTTAAAGCCAGGAAAGTGAAGTCACTCTCATAAAAAAGGAGGAAAAAGAAAGCAACCGCACCCCCTAGCAATTATTTTATTTTTTAGTAGTATAGGGAAGTATCGAACCTCCCTATACTTGAATCTTTATACCGTGCTATTACCTCACGATTTTCAGATTTTTATTACCGTAATCTAGTAACCAGTTCCTGTAAACATAGTAGCTTGAAGCCCGTCAAGAGCTGTAGTTGCTACATTTACAAGTATAGTACCTGAGACAATAACTTCATGTGTTGATGCATATACGAACTCTAAATCAGTTCCTATAGCTCCACCAAATGTTGCGTCATTCTGATCAAGTTCTATTGACTTCTCACCTTGAGCTAAAGTAGTTACAACTGTAGTTCTATTAACAGCAGCGGCATCTGCCACTCCTGCGCCATTACCACTTCTATTTTGTGTAACAACTCCTACATAGACTGCCGTCCCAGCATTGGGAAGATCAATCTGTGCAGCTGCTGCCATAGTTCCAGTGAAGAGTATTCTGTATCTCAGACCTACTCTAGCAACTGTGGCTGCAGGCAGTTTAATTACTGCTCCACTCCCGAGAGCAGCTGATATATTAATTATACCAGCATCAGCAGTAGTTAACGTATGCGAAGCATCGCCAGCAGTAGTGATTGAAATCTCTCTATACCCACCAGAATTATTTTCTGATGCTGCATTAAGAGCATTTCCATCTTTGTTTTGACCATATAAGGGCATAGACATAATCTTATCCCCCTAAGACCAATAAGCGTGGGCTTCAGGCATTTGCCATTCCATCCCAGCTTCAGTCTGAATTAGGTCAACTCTGCGGTCAACGCCACTATTCTCAAGCGTTTGAACTCCAACATAGATAGATGTATCACGATTAAGACCGTTACCAACAAGAGGTCTGTATGCACAGTATCTCATATTGACTCCGATAAGTTTAATCGAGGATTTATCTAAATGAACATTACGTACAACTCTCATGTCGCCATAAGGAGTACTAATAACATTAATATCAACGCCAAATGCTTTTGTTTTACCAGTCATCTGCATATTGGCACTGTAGTTAGGTGAAGTTTCAACGTTGTTAGACAAGTATCCGCTGAGTTTATGCAACCAATTATAAGTTGCAGTATCACAGAAGAATACAGTAGCATTAGCATTATTGTAACGAGGATCAAGGAATTTGCTTAAATCATCAAGAAAATCATCTTGAGTCTTTGTAGCGTGTGTCAATGAGAAAACATTTCCATAACTGGAAACGAAATCAATTGCTCCTTGAGTATATTGAACGCTATTTACAGAGGCTTGAGAGCCAAATAATAAAGCGGTTTCAATATCCCATTTATGTTCAATCAACTTTTCACGCCAGATTCGAGCGAACTCATTAGGTTCATACTTTAGCACGGTAGCACGAGTCGTGTTATCCATAGCTATAGAAGTTTTGAAAATCTGAGTTAGTCCAAAACCAGTCGTAAAGGGTTGATCTTTCCATGTTTCAGGGTATCCAGTACCTTGACCATGAGCACTACCTACAACATAAGTTCTAAATAGTTCTAATGTATCAGAGAGGCTTTGGTCGTGAACAGCTGCGTCGTCTGCGGATTTGCCCCAGCCAACGTCATCACCGGTCCAGCCAGCTAAGTAGATATAACCACTCGCGGCTGCTTTTACAACTTCACACTCTAACAGTACACATTCTCTACTATCTTTAGTAAGAGAACCTGTCACGCTTTTAATACGGGCAAGAAGCTGTCCTCCAGCAGCAGCGGCTGAAGAGCCACCACCATCAGTACTTGACAACGGAATTCTAATTACCTGGTCGGGTAAGAAGAAAGCAGGTCTTGTACCTGAAGCACCAACATCAATTTTGCCTGTTGATTGTCCTTGAACATTTTGCATATTTCCAGCGGATTCATAGTCAGTTGACATATAGACTTTAACTGTATCACCAGCTGAAGCAGCAGCGGGAGACCCGCCATCATTATACATAGTAATATCAGCGTCACCACCGGTGCCACCTACTACATCTGTATTATCATTTTCTATCCAGCCAGAAACATAAGCATAACGTTTATGGTAAGAAGGTCGTCTTTCAGTAAACTTGAACTCAGGATCGTCAGTTGGCTTCTTAGCTATTTTAGATACGAATCTAAAGAAAGGGTCCTGTGCGATGGCTAATTCAGAGACACGGTCTCCAAAATTATACCTTCGCCTAAGATCACCAGTATCTTTAGATGTACCATCAGACCAAGTCGCTACGTCAGAAACGGTTCCAAGTGTAAAAATATCAGACATTTATTTACCTTTAAGTTAACAATTAAGACTTTTAATTATTATAAACTAAAAGCCTGTTCCATTTCCTTATCTATATCTATGAGTGAGTTGAACACTCGGTCGTCATTCGACCCAGGAGATGAACTACCACTAGAGCCTGATGAAGCTGCTGAAGAAGGTTTTTCACGAACTTTCTTCATTTGATCCATCATCTCGCCTTTTGTATTCTGAGCTATTCTGTCATCCTTCACGCCTTTATTCATCAAGTAATAAATATCATCGTAAGTTAGAGGTCTCGATTGTGCAAATTGCACAACTTTTTGAAACTGATCATCGCTTAGTTGATGTTTACTACGAAAGTCTTGTTCTTCTGAAACACGTTGACTTTCTTGTTTTGAACTTTGGGCAAACTGACCAAGACGTTTTTGTACTACACCATCAATGGTGGAGTTCAATAACTTTCCTGAGTCAGAATCGGGATTATCAACAGCTTCGTCATAGTCAAAGACGAAGTCTTCGTCTAGTCCTAGTCTTTCCTTGAGATTTCCAGGTGTTGAACCTCCGCCCTCATAATATCCCTTAATGTGAGATATTAAATTAGGGTCTTCTCTCATGTCATCTAAGATAGGCGTATAAGGCTCAAGTTCATCCAGTCTGCCTTTCAGCTTCGTGGCCTCTCTGCTTGAATCCTTATACCTTTTTTCGTAATTGTGACCTTGTTTATCGACTGATTCTTCGCGAGGGCTATTTCTAGCCGTTACGCTGTCGTGCTGGACGGTCTCCCCAACACTATCTAATACAGCACCATTGACTTGTCTATCTAACTCATCAAAGAAGTCAGCAGAAGACATGTCTTGAGTTTCGGGGCTGTTATCTTCTAACAGGTTGTCGTTTTGCTCTGGTTGCAGTGCCATAATATACCTCCATTAATTTAACTGTTTTTAGTTATACCTTTCAACTCTTTTTTTCTGTTGTTTTTGATTGCTCTTTCATTAAGCTTCGTAAGTACTTTTGTTGAGCTTCAGTCTCAAGTACATCTTTCCTAACTTCAGTATCAGCTGTCCTCACTTTATCTTTTATTCCAGCTTGAACAACTTGTCTTGATAGTGTCTCAATAGTACCATCACGATCTTTTAACTCTTGAGTAATTTCTTCTAATTGTTGATTGAGTTGAGCATATACACTCTTTCTCCGTATAATCTGCTCTTTATTTCTTATGTCTGTTTCAGATAACATTGCTATATCATCAATAAGACCTGATTGGAACCACCTAAAGTATTCTTCAATCAAAGCCCATCTGTTAACTGGTTGTGTGGAACCTCCAACATACCTCACATCAAATTTAGTTGAAGCATAGTCATTCCACTTACTCATCACATCGCCAAAATCATTATATATAGGAACGTTAATTTCAACATTCTTTTCACCATGACCACCTGCTTCAGGTTGAATTATTCTAAATACTTTATGAGCCGTATATGTATTCTGAGCTGTTTCCATAAAGATTTTACCTAAATGTTCTAACGCAGGTTCCATTATAGTCTGACTCCATGCTTTTATTCTCCTAGTACCATACTCATCTAAAGCAAGCATTCCTCTATATGTTTCATTCTTTTCAGATTCCACACCTTGCAAAGCTCCCGGTATTCCTGATATATACTCTATATCCTGTTTTCCCTGTTGAGTTATACTAAAGAAAGCTTGGTTAAGAGGTAAAGGTTGAACTGGAGTTGGAGGAGTAAATCCTTGTCTAAATTTTAATAAAGCACCTGGTGATGATGAATATTTTTCCCATTCATCTTCAGGTACTGACCCTTCCTCATAAAGCCATCTTAGATTAGAACTTAGATTAGCATTATGAAGCATTATCTGATGAGATTTATTTATCTCTTGCTGTTTACCTACAAGAGGAGTAACTGCACTCATAGCATATGGGGTTCCTGTATAAGTATATGGAAATGGAATTATTGGATAATCAGTATTAGCTAGATAATACTCATATAATAAAGTATCACCTACTACACAAGTAACTTTCACTCTTGTATCGTGAAATTTTACTAAATCAACAACCGCATCTGAGAAATCTTCATTATTAATAAGAGTTTTGTACTCTTCCTCACTGACAACCCTGTTCTCAACTTTAGATACTTCTTCAGTAACTTGAGCTTCCATAGTTGTTTGCTGAGATTCTATTGATTGCTGAGTTTCCTTCTGAAGCTTTTCTAATTCAAGCATAGCCCTCGACTCAATAATCTCGCCATTCTCTAAGGCCATTCTAATCCCAAGCTCTTTTTCCTCAGCTGCAACAGTTAATTCTTTAACAATAGAGTCCATTCTTTCCTCGACCATACCATTGATACGATCCATTTCCTCAGGACTTGGAGGAACTTTCATAAATATATTATAAAATGGTAGTTTTTCTCTCGAGTACAATTCATAAAAATCTATAATATCATCTTCTTTACCATCAGGTAAATAAGCTCTCGAACCCATATCTTCAAACTGAACACTTTCAGATGAAACTACATCCCTTAAACTAGATGATCCAAATTGGTTAACCGAACCTGATGCTTTCTTTATCTTAGCTTTGTGATCTGGAAGTAAATTAATTAAATGATTCTTAGGTAAATCTTTCTTCACTACAATATAAGACGCATCCCTAAATAGAAAATCACGACTCATAGGATCAACATATACATCAAAAGGCTCAACACGCTTAAAAACAACTTCTCCCATACCTCTATCTTTATCAGCATCAATATCAACCATCATATATCCGATACCTTTAGTAAAGCAATCTTGAACT